TTTTCTTCTCTTACAATAAATGGTCTAAACTTAATCTTCTTTTTATTTGAAGGAAGAACAAGCTCAAACTGGGGTACAGTAATTTCTGGTAAAGGCATAGTATAGAGTCAGGTAAATTTATTTATTAGGCAGCTCCAAAGAAGTTTGCCGTATTCGTAGCATCTTGTCTTCGATCACCAAAATTATTATAGTATTCATTTGTAAGAACGTTTCCCAAACTATTAGTATTAAAAGTTTGTTCGTTAGGTTGCAGTGCATCTCTTACCGCCGAATCTGGAACAGTTATTGCAGACTCATATATTTTTGCCGCAGCCAAATTTCTCCTAATAATATAACGAGAATAATTAAAGTTAACTGTGAACGTTAATATTTCACTAGCTTGATAGCTAACTGGTGAAACAATAATATTAGATGGGTATGCTTGAATAAATTCATAGGTTAAATAGCTACTATTAAAAGTTCTAACTTGTTGTGAATTTATTCTCGTCGATGTATTTAGATCTTTTTCAAATTTAGTTACTAAAATACGTTGGCAATAATCATTTGGATATCTAAATTTCATAAAATTATTTTCATTGCCAGCAAGAGGATAATCTTGCCCCTGATCTGAAGAAGTAACCACACCATTGCCAGAATATAATGGGTTAATAAAGTTAATCCATTCTTCAAAAAATCTTATGATCTTATGATTATGATCCACATAAAACGTCATTGTCAGTTCAGGATACTGACGTAAAATTGGATACTTTTCTATAACTCCTTGTCTATTACCAATTGTATCTGTAGTCTTAAAGTTTGGACCTGGAAGAACCGTTCCTGAACATAGCAATTCAATCGCTTCAATTGGATCCAATCCTTCACTATCTATTGTATCATATATTCCAGCAGTTTTAAACCAACTAACAAGTCCTGCATTCCCAGCAGATCTGTTGCTCAATGGAAATGCAACTTTATAAAATGTATTAAGAGATACTTTTGAAAAAGTATTTCTTATTTTTTCTATTGGATAATAAAGCCTGGTGTTACTTGACATCTAGCAAGCTAAATATTTCGGGTATTTATACTATGTATATGTATTATCAAGGGAAATTTTCTCCCAAAAATTATCTGAAGTATAAAGGCGATCCTACAAATATAGTTTACAGATCATCATGGGAATTAATTTTCATGAAATACTGTGATGAGAATCCAAATATTTTAGAATGGGGTAGTGAGGAAATAGTAATACCATATCGATCGCCAATTGATAATCGATATCACCGTTATTTTGTAGACTTTTATATTAAGGTAAAAGAAAAGACTGGAGAAGTAAAAAAATATTTAATTGAAATAAAACCAAAGAAACAGCTTAAGGAACCAGAAAAAAATCCCAAAAGAAAAACAAAGTATTGGAAGCAAAGTGTGTTTGAGTATGTAAAAAATACTGCCAAATGGGATGCTGCTAAAGATTGGTGTAGTGATAGATCAATGACGTTTAAAATTTTAACAGAAGAAGATTTGGGATTATGAAACCATCCGAGGTTATTAAGAATCAAATTAAACAAGAACTTGGAGGAAGATTTCAATCTCAAGACTGGTATAGAAATCGTCTATTTGAAGAACTTGAAAAAGTAAATAACCAATATAGAGATAGTGATTTTAACGATACTTATGGATTAGAGTTAGGAAAAATATATTATTTTAATTACACAGCATCATTTCCAGATCGTTATCCTTACTATGATCGATTTCCTTTTGCAAAAATTACACACATTGGGAAACAAGGTTTAATATATGGAATAAATTTTCATTACTTAGATCCAAGCATTCGTGGGTTTATAGCAGAAGGTTCTGTGGATTCAATCGTACCAGTTCCTGACAAATGTTTCCACTCATATTATCCACAAGGAATTGATATGATTTATCGAGTTCCTGATGAAGATGTTAGAGGATGTGGTCAATTTGTAACTGACTTATTTGTCGATAAATACAATCAACGAGTAAAACCTAATACAGTGTGGTCTAGCTAATGGCGGATACCCTATCCAAATTAAAAGGATTGAAGGCAATTCAAATACAACAATATAACAATGAGGTTCAAGGAAGTCAAGACACGTATATTTACGTTGATGATTCTGGAAAAGTTGTTAGTGCGGCACAAGTAAATGGTGTTCCAATAAGTTTAGGTTCTGCAGATATTAGAAGAAAAGTTCTTAGTAGAGAAGAAACAATTGATTTTATTAATTCAAACTTAACAGAGATTAATAAAAAAGTTAACGTTGAGTTAAAGGGAAATTCATTTGCATCAGGATCCGCAGCAGTTGCAAATGAAGTATTGTTTGATAAACAATCTGAAAGAGTTGGAAAGTATCTAGATAATACAGATGCAGCTTCATTTAATTTTAGAGTAACGAATGAGGCTCTTGTTCAAGAATTAACTCAAGCAACACCTCCAAAAACTTCTGGTGTAATTGTATTTCCATCAGATCTTTTAGTACAATCAAATGGTGGTGGTATAGAATATTCACAAGATACCATAAGAATTAAAGCATTAAAATATGTTCCACCGCAAAAAGACTTTTTAAAAGGTCAAAGAAATGCAGGGATTTATAAAAGTGGTATTATAAGTAAGAATCAAGTTTTTAAAGGATATAATTATGAATCTAAAGATTATGATTATCGTGGAGAAGTTATACTCCCAATGCCACTTTCAGTAAGAGATGCTGTTGGAGCTGAATGGGGTGTTGGTGCTATAAATACTTTAGCTCTTGGACTATTCAGTGCAGTTCGTGATAAGTATGAAGGCAGTCTTGGTGGCGCTGCTGGTTTATTACGCACTGGTTTTAAAGGATTTCAATCTCTTGAGGCATGGGTAGCATTAGCAGATGCTTATGCTGCAGCAGGAAATGGTGCATTAAGGGAACAAATTGTAAATGATGTTACTAAAGATATCGTAGGCTCTCTTGGAATTCAAGTAGATCCTTTACAAGTTTTAGCAAGATCTACAGGAAGCGTTGTAAATAATAATGCAGAATTATTATTTAAAGGACCTAAATTAAGATCTTTTGATTTTACTTGGAAATTATCTCCAAGAAATCCAGATGATTCTGCAAGAATTAGAAAAATGATAAGATGGTTTAAGGTAAATAGTTTACCATACATCAGTGAAACTGGTGCAATTTTTATGGAGACACCTAATGTTTTTGTAGTTCAATACACAAAAGCAAATAACGAACGTAATGAAGCATTGCCTCAGCCAAAGATTTGTGCCTTATTAGATTTCCGTGTTGATTATACACCCGATGGTGTAGGTTGGGCAGCTTATGGTGATGATTCTCAACCAGTAACTAGTGTTATTAGTTTAGTTTTTCATGAATTGACTCCTCTCTTTGCTAATGAATATGCAAACATTGCAGAAGATAGCGTAGGATTCTAATGGCTTATTTCAGATACTTACCAAATTTATATTACCCATCTCTCAGAAATGAGAGATCATCTTCCAATGACTACACGCTGATTAAGAATATTTTTAAAAGAGCAAAAATACGTGAAGACTTTATAAACATTTTTACTGCGTTTGAAAAGTATTCGATTGTAGGTGATGATCGACCAGATAATGTAGCTGAACTTTTATATGGTGATCCAAACTTAGATTGGATCATTCTAATCACAAATAATATTCAAAACATTAGAGAAGATTGGCCCCTAAGTCAAGCAGATTTAAATTTATATTTGAATCAAAAATATACTCCAGAAGAATTATCTCAAATACATCATTATGAAACTAAAGAAGTTAAAGCATCTGACTATAGTATCATACTTCCAGCAGGTCTTGTAGTTGGTGAAGACTTTACTATCAGTTATTCAGATGGATCACAATTAATTGAAGATAATAATTGCATAATTTCAGTTTCAAATTATGAATATGAACTTAGAAAAAATGATGACAAGAGAAACATCTATGCATTGAGACAGGAATATATTAGTTTGGTAGAAGAAGATTTAAGACTTGCGTTTGCTAACGAACCATCCTCTGAGTACGTTGACATAAGGACTTTAAAAACATCCAATCCTAGACGATCATAATTATTGAGGATTTAATTCAATCATTAAACTTCGATCCATTTTACTTACGTTCTGTGGATCATTAAAAACTTTTATTGCTAAGGTAAATCTATCCGTCTGTGCAAAAGGAGTTAGAGGCATAACTTTGTGTTCAATTTGTGAATCAAATACAACAATTCTACCTGGAACAAAATCTACTACTCGATGTACAGTAGAATTTTCTTCATATATTTTCAACTCTCCGCCCCAAGTTTCATCCCAATACTTATTGCAAAAAAATATAATTGTTAAACAACCAGGAAATGCTGCATCTATATGTCTATTGACATAAGATACTTGTGGATAATGATTGATATAAAAATCATACAAGTACAATGTTTGCTTTAATTCGTTTACAATTTTTTGTACCGAGGGCAACACTCCAGAATCTTCAAGTTCTTTAGGAGATAAATGACATGTAAATCTAAGGTCTCTAGAAGGAAACAATGGATCACTGGTATGTTCAAACTTATAATTTGATTGTATACAATACCGATGTAAATGATTTAATTGAGCCCTAGTAAGTTTATCATCATAAACAAACAACTGATCTTTATAAAAATTATTAGTCATATTAATATTGTAATAAGTTACGAGTCTCTTTTGAATCTTTTTAAATTGTTCAAAAGTATTGTCATCTAATTCAATAATCTGATCCAACAAATTTGCATACTCTAAGATATATAACTCCTTCTGCAAATCGGAATCAAACTTATGTTCTAAGATTTTTTCTATTCTATTATCTAAAGTTGCATAAAGATAAACAAGTTCTTCTGCACGTTCACCAATTAATTTATTTACAGATTCTCTATCAGCGTCAGAATCAAATTTAAAATAACAAGTATCATATATTGCATGAAATAAACCAGCATCAATTAGATGTTGTTGTTCTGGGAAATATTGTTCTATTATTTTAGATGTGTTCTGTAAATGTTCAAAAAAAGTTTTATTTCCATGTTGAACATTTTTGGTCTTATCAAAAATAAATTTAGTCTTCTTATTCATATTAAAAGAGGGGGCTTGCGCCCCCAATCTATCACGACTCAGCGAGTCTTTGGAAATAACTCAAGTCATCATCTTCATCATCAAAAGAGGATGAAACACTTTGAGCTTTCATTCCACCAGACTTTCCCGAAGTAACTTCTTCGACAGAAGGAGTCGGCATACGATCATCATCTTCATCTTCAAAAGATTCATCTTTAGAAGCAGAAGATGATTTGCCGAGAACAACTTCAAGACGATCCTTCAGTTGTTCATAAGACTTAAACTTATCTGCAGCAGTAATTTCAGTCAGAGAGTACTGCTTTTTCCACAGTGCTTCCAGTGCATCGTCATCACCATCAAGCAGAGCAGAAGGACGTGCAAACTCAGAACTATCATAGTTCCAATAACCAGCAACCTTCTTGATCTTCAGTTTAAAGTCAGCACCTTGCCAAAAGTCAAAAGGATTGAGTGCTTCTTCATCTTCAAACTCAGGGCTCATTGCCTCTTGAATCTTATCAAAGATTTTCTTACCGTATTTGAAGAGGAATACTTTACCTTCGTTATCAGGATTTGCAGGATCCTTGATTACATAAATGTTGCTGTAATAAGAAAGCTTGCGCTTACGACCACGAGCGATTTCTTTATTGGCATCAGAGCCACTATTCCACAAAAGACTATTTGCTTCGCAGATTGGGCACTTACCACCAACGCTGGTGAGGCAATTATCAATCAGCCAACCACCAGTGCCTTGGAAAGCATGATTGTACATTTTTGCCCAAGGAATTTCTTCACCATCAGGTGCGGGAAGAAAACGAATAACTGCATAGCCATTACCAGTTTTATCTACTTCAGGCTTCCAAATGCGTTCATCAGTATTGGAAGCACTGCTATTCAGTTTTTCAACTTCTTTTTGAAGTTTGGCAGTCAAGCTGCCGAGAGAGGATTGTTTCTTAAGATTAGAAAACGACATTGGATTAATTGGATACGTTGGATGTGGTCTTTGTTAGTATAGCAGGATCACTTGCGAGTGTCAAGTGCCTTTTCCATGTTTTTAATTTTCTGGTCAAGATAATCAAAAATTTCTAACATGCTTAAATTTGATGGTATTCCCATCCGTGTAGCTACAATTTTCATTCTATCAATCATAGCTCTAGCATCTGGATCATCGGAAAGAGAAAATCTCATGTAGAGAATTTTCTGCTTTTCAAATAAATCCTTCAGCAATTGCATGTAATGTTTTTTCTCTTCATAATCAAATGTTGTTGCAAAGCCCAGAGTGCTTTGCATAACTCTTTGTTGCAAAGCACTTATTGCAGCTACTTCTTCTTTGACTATTTCGGAGTCAAAGAAATCACTCATCTGCTTTGGCTTCTTCAGCTACTTCAGGTGCAGGTGCTTCTTCCTTTGGAAGTTCAACTCCCTGTCCCTGCAGGTATTCAATAATACCTTGAAGCTTCACAGCAAGATCACGCTTTTCAGCTACTTGCCCTTGAAGCTTTTGCATGTCATCAAGCAATTCTTTTTGTTGCTCAATGCAAGCTTTCAGATGTTGTTGTTGATCAGTCAGTTCCATGAATTAATTTCTCCTTTAGAATTTTTTTAAAGTTTGTCGAATCGATATTTAAAAATGGTCGATACTTTTTAATTTTAAAGCTATAAAATTGCCAAATAGGATCGTCCAACATTTTATCATAATCATCCACAAAATGCAAGATCATATCTAAAATCACAAGTGTCTCAATAGACACCTTATTTATCATATGCTCTTTAAGCAACTTGGAGTGATTACCGATCTTACATTTAATTACATCATCAATAGTTTGATCATCAAATAAATGAGAGATCTCTTCTCTAAACTGATAGGTTAATTTTTCAGATCGTGTCTTCCATTGAGTGTAATAATCATTTCCCGAATTAATGATTTCACCAATCCAAAGTTTTTGTGGATTATCACATTCAATAAAATTTGCTAGAAAATATTCCTTGATCTCTTGATCACTTTTTTGTCTCGACATTTTTTCAAAAAAGTATCGATCCTTTCTTTTATGAAAAGAATCTGGTGTTGCTTTTGTTTTGCCGTTGTATTTAAAATAATCAAAAGATGGTTTTGAGAAATGATTCTTGAATGCCAGATATGTCCTATAGCAATCAATAGGAGTCATTTTAAATTGCAAGTTTTGCCTTTGACGAACGACGCAAATAATTTAGTTCCATTGCTTCGCATCTAATTCTTTCTTTCAAAGGTTTAGATAAAAGTTTTGGAACGTTTTCTAATTCAATACTATACTGTTCACAGTATTGAACAATTGCTTCTATGTAATTGATGTTACCAGACTTAACAAAATTTTCAATATCAGTTGAAAATTTTGCTTGATTTAAAAATTTACTTTTTAACTCTTGTTCCAGTTCTCGTTCATTTACTACTTCCATATTCTGTTAATTTGTCCTGTACGAATTGGTTAATGTACTTCTTCAATAATACAATATACTCCTTCTTATCTCTTTTGTCAAATACTTTAACCTCACCATCAGGAGTTACCATGATAGTAATAAGTTTTTTAACAACTTTTTGAGTCATCTCATAATACATACAAGCGTAGGCAACTTCTTGTACGAAATACTGTTGGATCCACGCTTCTGGTTTTATTTTTTTAGAAGTTTTAAAGTCAATAATTGCAAGCTCACCTTCATATTCAGCGATGCAATCTACTCGTCCAGCGATACCTAACACATCGCTATACAAACATTTCTCAATAGCATGAATATTATTTATCTTATCTAGAAAAGGTTTAGTGGCATCAAACATGAATTCAATTTCTGGAGATTCATGTTCAACAACTTTATTTTCTAGATAATCTTGTGCGGATTTGTGAAAAGAAGTTCCTCGTGTAGTAGACTCTTTGATAACTCGATCAGCTTCTTTATCACCAACTTTTGCTCGCCAATCTTTAAAAACTTGACGATTGTAATGTGACGTAATCGAAGTGATAGATGGATACAAATTCCCTGTGGATGGAGAAGGATAGTATCGGTTTCCATCCACATAGGTTGTTTCCATTTCAGGAAACTCAATATCAAGGTGAGTAAACATTAGAACCCCAGTGCCAATTTATTAACGATGTAGGATTTTACTAAACCAGATCTGACAATATCTTCAACCCCAAATTCAATACAGTCAAACTCAGGCATAGCCATAAGAATTTTGGTGAAATCGATGATACCATTGCGTTCATTGGTTTTGATCAAATCGGATTGAGTTGCATCACCACAGAACATGATCTTACAATTTTCACCAACACGAGTGATGATAGAATCAAGTTCATGGAAATTCAAGTTTTGACATTCATCAATTAGAAGAATTGAATTATCAAACGTAGTACCACGGATGAATGAGGTTGACCAGAATGAGATAGTTTCTTGCGTTTTAAGATTGCCATAGAGCATCTCAAAGGAAGGATCATCAGGCATCTCAAACATATATTTTACCATATTCTTATAAGGAATCTGATAAAGTGAAGATTTATCTTCATGGTCTCCAGGAAGAAAACCAATCTCTCTGGTTGCAACTAGTGATCGTACAATATAAAGTTTTTCATATGGAGTGGTGGAATCCAGAACATCACGCAATGCGAGATACATGGTGATGAATGTTTTACCTGTTCCAGCAGCACCATAGGCAAAAAGATTTTGTCCCTTTTCATAAGCATCAAAAAGAACTTTTTGATTATCTGTAAGGGGTTCAATGTCAATTAGAAAATCGTCATTGATTGGCTTCTTACGACGAAGCTGTTTGGCACTCATGCCGATGCCAACTTGAGAGATTTGTTTTTTTCTTGCCATGTAATTTACTTATAGGGTTTTACTACAGAACCAGGAATTTTTGAAACACGATGAAGAACTTCATTCCATCCACCATCGGTTTTATTTTGGAAGTCGCCAACACCACTAACGGCGCTTGCAGTTCCAGCAGACCAGTCTTTATCCCAGTCTGGATTTTCTTTTCTCCATTTATCATACTCTACCATAGACATGTAGAGTTCTTGTTTTTCTCCAGTTACTTTATTAAACACAGGATATGTTGGCATAAGACCTCCTATTCAATTAAAATTGCTGATTGATCGTTACATGTCCAATCAAGTGCTTCAGCAATTGTTGGAAACTTACTGACAAATACACAGCGACATTGCTCTGCAATCATCATATGTTCTTTTTGTGTGCCATGTGCAGATCTAAGATTGATATAATGAATCCAAGATCTAGCACTGCCTGTCATATAAATTTTGGTTGGAGTTGCAATTGGAAGTACAAATCTAGCACATTCCTTTGCCACACCATTCTCAAGAAGTTTATTATAAAGATCTTGAGATTCTTTAAAGTGCATCTCAATCATCCCCTCCATGTATGCTTTGTCACGAGGATTCAAATCATCAATTGAATTCTGACGATTTTTTGTATCTTGACGGCGCAGATCTGGAATTTCAATTTGGTCAGCAAGCAGATTAGTATCTGCATAACGCTGCGAAAATTCTTGGAATGTAAAACTTCTATGACGTAAAATTTGAGCAGCAATTCCTCTAGTCGTATTAATTTCTAGAGTCATGTAAGCTTGCTCAAAGATACTCCAATGCTCATGTTTGATGCAGTATTTGAGAAGTCCTGCTGCAGTATCAAAGTTAAGTTGATTATTTGGATTACTGACTCTAGCAATATATGAAATTACTTCTTGTGCATTTTTATTGATCAATTCACCAGCACCTTGAGTGATGGCAATCAATTTTACATTATTCATAGAAATGAAAATAGACTACAGTATTATACAGTATTGTTTTGAGAAAGTCAAGTTATTTTTTGGGTGGCTTTGAAACTCCAGTTCCAGTGATGCCAAGTTGCTTTCTATATCTTAAAGTATTTTGCATTGCTTGCTGACGTTCTCTATTGGCAGCAGCAATATCTCTTTCTCTTTGACCACCAATTCCCGTAGTTCGTGATAACTGTCTAAGGGCATAAGCGCCAATTCCGCTCTTATCAACAGTATCTCTAGATGCTACAGAAGCTCTTGCAAGATATGTTGCTTTACCACCACGGTATGCCAGATCTCCTACTCTACCACCAGGGAGAATCTGTGTTTTGGGAAGTTGTACCGTCTTTCCACCAGTGGTAACTGTGTTGGCTTTTTGATTGAAAGTAGTTGGTCTTCCAGTTCCTACAATCCCAGACCCTTTAGTAGCACCATAAACATTAGCTTTTGATGCCTGCTGTCTAGAAGATTGAACAGCTGCTTGAACACGTTGATTGCTTAATCTATCAGATTGTTTTGCACGAGCAGCATCAATTTGTTTCATTCTTTCTTTACCACCAAAAGGATCTTCTAACTTTTTAATCACACTTGATGCTGCGGATTGTCCTGCAGTGTATCCAAGTGCGCCAGCAACAACACTTCCAGGAATATTAATCCAAGGATTTTTAGGAAGAATTCTAGATGCAGCAGTTGATGCTGCGGTCATGCCTGCAAGTCCACCACCAGCTTCGGCAGATGCTTTTGGAAGAGCTGTTGCTAATGGTTCTCCTTTTGCTTGCCTCTCTTTTGTGCCTGCGTAAATATCATACCCAGTAGCACCCACAGTTAGAGCACCCATTGCTCCTCGACCCAATCTCCCTAACGCACCAGATTGATTTGGTGTTTGTGTCTTTGGAGGTTCTGGTGGAGGAGTTGCTCCTCCACTATTTTTTGCAGCGTTTTGTGCTTGATTATATGTTTGTTTAAATTTATTTCTAATTTCTCTTGCCTTTGCGGCAGCAGCTGGATTTGCGGTGACCCATCTCTCAAAGTCTGCATCACTCATCTGAGCAAATCCAGTTCCAGCAGCTTCCACAATAAAATTAGAAAACGTTTTCATCTATATTAAAACCTTTTTTTTATTTATCTGCCACGCTTCTTAGGTTGTTCTGGTTTAGTTGCACCGTATAATTTTGGATTAACTGTACCATCTGTCCACTTCATAGATTTCAATGCTCCTGCTCCAAACTTATCATAGTAAGCATCAAAAATTTTTACTTTAGCAGAGCATTGAACAATATCATATAAGGTAACACCATTTACTTCATATGCTACCAAGTAAGAATCTAAAGGAAGTTGTTTAGATTCTGCAAGAAGTTTATCACATTTCTCATGTAAGATTTTTACACCAGTTTTTTTGATTTCTTCTTTTTCCTGTTTTGTCCAAACAGTATCGATACTACGATCTATTTCCCCATTGAATTGTGGGATAGGCTTCTTTGACGACATTGTGAGTGATTCGATATTTTTTTCCAAGATTTTTATCCTTTACTAAGCATACAATTTCAGCCTCATCTTGATGCAAAGCCTCGATCAATTGAATGAAGAGAACTTCTTTTTTTGATTTCGACATTTCATAGTCTCCACCCTCAATAAAGTGGTAGAACTTTCTATATTCATTTTGAATTCTTGTATGTTCTGTTCCAGCTGGAGCATCATTAGGTGTATATGGAACTTCACCTTCAGGTAAACAGCTTTTAAGTGAAGGATCAAAATTCCAAATTAAAAGAGATTTTAATGCTGGACTTTCATACTGCTGCAGGATAGCAGATTTTTCTTCTTTTGTTTTTGCGTTAGATACTTTTTGTAGAATTTCCGACATCAACGGATTATTAGGTAATTTCATTTCAACTCCTTAAATTAATTACTCATCTTCATCTTCATCATATTCTTCCATTGCATCAAATCTAAATGCAATTACTTCGTCTGGAATCAACGTACCATTTTCATCAAACATTTCTGGATGGATTCGCTTTTTCTTAAAATAATCTTTGGCTACCCAACCAACTAATCCACCCACAATCAGAAACATTAATGAAAATAAAACGGTGAATGTTATCGAAAAAGCTAATAATTCCATTTGTGTTCTCCTCTACTTTATGTCCTTTACATCGAAGGATAATTCAAAGTAGATGGTTATTTCTTTTCGGAAGAAAGTCACCATCTTACCAAACTTAATAAAAAAATTTTTGGGTTTGGGTTCTTTCCTCCTTTTACGACGAAGCATCAATTCAACACCTTTATTTATTGTAGTCATATTGACAACATTAAATTTTTACATAACCTTCATTTAAAAGGTGAGCAATTGTATCTGCACAACCACCAAGAAGCTGATCATTTAAAAGAACTTGTGGAAATGTAGAACCCTCACCAAACTGATGATAGAATTGCTCCTTAGTAAAGTGGTCGTTCAGTTTATAGACGACATGACTTAAATTTGCTTGCTCAAGAAACTGAACAATCTTATTGCAATAAGGACAACCATCTTTTGAGTATACAGTAAAATTCATTTTCATAATTCTTTCTCTAACAATTATAGTAAAAATAGTGCTGTTTGTCAATAACCTCTATTAATAACCTGTATCCTAGGCTGTTCAGATTTAAATGCTTCTACGAGATAGTTACATGCTTTTAAAGGATTGCAATGATCTCCACATGTAAAAATATCAATAGCTGCATAATTTTTTTCGGGCCATGTATGAATTGATAGATGTGATTCTGATAATAAACAAACTGCAGTAATTCCTTGTGGCGTAAACTCCACAGATATTTCATCCATTAAAGTTGCATTTGATATTGTAATGGCTCTTCTTAAAGATTCCATTATATAATCCTTATCATTTAACAACTCTGCATGTGCATTACAAGCTTCAAGGATATAATGTGTTCCAAGATGTTGTTCCAATTTTTTTAACGAAATATCTGTGGTATTTAGAATTAAAAAAAGAGGTAAATTTTATTTAAATTTAATCAATTGTTCACCATAGCAGATGTACCAATCAATACCTTTACCATCACTATCACCAGACATTTCAATATTTTCTCCATTGTATCTAGCGCCAGTAACAATGGTAAATGCATCAGCAATCTGTTGAATTTCAACTACTAATTTTTTAGGATCAAATTCTTCATCATCAGGAAGACTAAATGTTCCTTGATAACTTCCTTTCTCTACTGAATGATAAAGCATCCAAACTCCAGATGGTGAACAAAGTTCATCATCATATTCAACAATCGCAGAATCTTGCTCGTCTTCAATGTGAACACCTTCAAGAATTTCTTCATTGGTGTAATATCCAAGTGATTCAACTTCGGCAAGAAAAATTGATTCTTCATCATCTTCAGTTTTGCAAACCCCCACATACTGATCCGTATAAGCTCCCCAACCCATACAGCCATCTGTAATCGTATCCCAAGTAGGAAGATCAGTATCCTCTCCACTCCAACAATCACTTTTTTCTGCTAGAACATCATGGTCAAAATCAATTTCACCTTCTTCATTAAAGGTAAAATAATTTTCAACCTGCTCTTCAGTAAGTTCTACAGCTCCAATTTCTCCAAGATAGGTACGTGCCCAAGGATGCTCACCACCAACCCAAATAGTGTATTCAGTCATAGGTAATAAAAAACCACCTAGACATTCTAGGTGGTTTGAGATTATTTGTCAAGTGGTCTTTTAGACGGTGGCTTATAATCTTTTGGAGGTCGATACAAATTTGGAAATGTATCTCTTATGATCTCTGCAAGTTTATAAGCAGTTTCCGAACTAATCATCCAATTGCAGGTGCAGTCAGAGCAACAGGTGTCATATCAGCAGCAGCAAGATCAAGAGGGAAGTTGTGGGCGTTACGCTCGTGCATTACCTCAAAGCCAAGGTTAGCACGGTTCAGAATGTCAGCCCAAGTGTTGATGACACGACCATTGTTGTCAAGCAGCGACTGGTTGAAGTTGAAACCATTGAGGTTAAATGCCATGGTGCTAACACCAAGAGCAGCAAACCAAATACCAACGACGGGCCAAGCGGCAAGGAAGAAGTGCAGCGAACGTGAGTTATTGAACGATGCATACTGGAAGATCAATCGTCCAAAGTAACCGTGAGCAGCTACGATGTTGTAGGTCTCTTCTTCTTGTCCAAACTTATATCCGTAGTTTTGGGATTCGTTTTCAGTAGTCTCACGAACGAGTGAAGACGTAACCAGA